ATAAAGGATAGGGGAAGATATGAAGATAGCCGCTACATTGTTTTGCGGGTTGTTTAGTCTAAGTGCGAACGCTGGATTCTTTAGCGGTAACACACTTTACGAACGGCTGAACGGAGAACCACACGAAAGAAACTTTGCCATGGCTTACATCGCTGGGGTGTTTGATGCAGGCCACAATGTTTTTCACTGCGCACCACCAACTGTTACGCTCGGACAGATTCGGGACTACGTGAAGATGGGTCTTGAAGCAAACCCCGTAAACCGAGATGTCGTTGCAGATGTACTTGTTATGAGCATGTTGTCTGCCGCATATCCCTGCCAAAGGAAAAGAACATAAGTGACTGTAGGTATGAAACTAACTGCACTAGAAGAAAAAGTATTTAACTATTTGAAAGAACACACAACCCCAGTACAAGCAGGAACTCTAGCGAAGCGATTCATAGTTAGCGATAGCGCAACCGCCCATGCTCTAAGAAGGCTTGTCGATCTAGGAATTGCAGATGCTTTTAAGGTGGGAAATAAGCGGTTTTTTAAAATAAGGTAGTGTGATATTATGATGTCTATTTGTGGAGATTTGATATGCCTTATACCAACAAGCCAAGACCATACAAAAAAGAGTACCAGCAACAGCTTGCTAGGGATGAAAAACCAAAAAGAAACGCTAGGGAGCGGGCTAGGTACGCCATGGACAAAAAAGGCATTGACCGAACAGGCAAAGATATCGACCACGTTATCCCGCTGTCAAAGGGCGGAACAAATGCGCCAAGTAATTTGAAGCTAAAGAGCCCGAGTAAAAACCGTTCATTTAAACGCAACTCTGACCACACAGTGAAAAAGAATGGAAATAGTTGACAACAAAGTTTTACTAGTTCGTACAAAATATCCGGCGCGTATAACGGAAACAATTAAAAAAAGTAGAGTATTAACCGAGGGTGAGATTAGTGAAGTAGCTGTAAACTGGGGTTTAGAAGAAGCTCAGTTTTTAAAAAAGCTAAAACTAAAAAACATTCCCTCCCCTATAAACAGGGACTACGACTGGCCCGGGGCATACCCGCCGATGCAGCACCAAAAAGATACGGCAGAGTTTTTTACTCTGCACAAGAGAGCCTTTTGCTTTAATGAACAGGGCACGGGTAAAACTGCTGCCGCTATTTGGGCTGCTGACTACCTAATCAATATCGGTGCGGTGCGGAGGGTCTTAGTTGTGTGCCCTCTATCTATCATGCAAGCGTCTTGGCAAGCGGACTTATTTAGGTGCGTTGTTCATAGGACAGTCGGGGTTGCCTATGGAAGTAGAGAAAAGCGCAAAGACATACTGAATAGGGGCGATGATTTTGTAATTATTAATTACGATGGCGTTGAGGTTGTGGCAGAAGACATCCTCAAGGACGGAACTTTCGACCTAATTATCATAGACGAGGCCAATGCATATAAGAATGTGCAGACTCAAAGATGGAAAACCATGAACAGGCTGCTTACCCTACAAAAGTGGTTGTGGCTTATGACAGGAACTCCAGCCGCTCAGAGCCCCACAGATGCTTACGGCCTTGCAAAACTATGCGTTCCGGAAAATGTGCCTAAGTTTTTTGGGGCGTTTAGGGATTCTGTTATGCAACCCATAACTAGGTTTAAGTGGATACCCAGACCCAAAGCACAAGAGATTGTGTTTAACACACTTCAACCAGCAATACGTTTTACTAAAGAAGAGTGTATTGATCTACCTGAGATTACTTACACCATGAGGGAAGCACCCCTGACCGCACAGCAAAGCAAGTATTACAAGCTACTCAAAGAAAAGTTTCTTATGTCCGCAGCTGGCGAGGAAGTGTCTTCTGTTAATGCAGCAACAAATATTATAAAGTTACTTCAGGTATCAGGCGGTGCAGTTTATACCGACTCTGGCAGCACGGTAGAGTTTGATGTGTCAAATAGGCTTTCTGTTGTTCAAGAAGTTATTGAGGAGGCTAGCCACAAGGTTCTTGTGTTTGTTCCGTTTACCCACACAATTGTTCTTCTACAAGACTACCTCCTTAAACACAACATCACCTGTGACGTGGTAGATGGGAATGTTCCCGTATCCAAGAGAACCGAAATATTTAAAAATTTCCAAGAAAGCCCAGACCCCAAAGTACTTGTAATCCAACCACAAGCTGCGGCCCACGGAGTTACTTTGACGGCGGCAAATGTTGTGGTATGGTATGCGCCCGTAACATCGATTGAAACTTACCTGCAGGCCAACGCACGGATACACCGCAAAGGGCAGAAGAACCCTATGACAGTTGTGCACGTCGTGGGGAGCCCCGTAGAACGAAACCTCTACTCCATGCTCCAAAGCAAATTAGATATCCATACGAAACTTGTGGATTTGTATCAGAGAGAAATAAATACTTGACACACTATAGTTTTGGGTGTACGATGGGGCATCAGTCAAAGAACTGAACCTAAACCAAGAGAGGAACTTATGGACATACCAGCAGACAAATTAGTCTCTGTTTTCATCAAGATGCGTGATAAACGCGATGAAATCTCTAAAGAGATGGAGGCCAAGATTGCAGAGATAGAAGAGCAGATGGAGCTAATCCGTCGCCAACTACTTGAGATCTGCAAAACAAACGGCGCCGACAGCATCCGCACAAAGCACGGCACGGCATACAGAACGGTCAAGCGTAGATATGTTACGAATGACTGGGATAACTTTTACAAATTCATGCAAGAGCATGGAGCAATGGAATTACTTGAGAGACGAATTCATCAGACAAACATGAAGCAGTTTCTTGAGGAAAACCCCGACCTACATCCAGTGGGTCTTAACGTAGATAGTGAATTTGCTATCACAATCATGAGGAAATAGGAGAAACGAAGATGAGTGACCTTACTCTGTTTGAACAAACACAAGTTCCTGACTATATTAAAAAAGTAGAACTTGATGACCTTACTAGAGATCTAGGCGGTGGTCGTGGTCTGCGCCGAATCTCTCTGCGCGGTAAAAAGTTTCGCTTGGTTGTAAATGGCGAAGAGATTACCCGAAGCAATGCTGACCACATGAATGTCGTAATTATCAACGGCACCAAGTACGTGGCCCGTAAGTTCTATGCTGGTGCGTACGTTCCGGGAGAAAGCCTTCCCCCCGATTGCTGGTCTAATGACGGCATCATGCCCGATGCAAGCATCGAAGCGCCACAGCACCATAACTGCCAAGACTGCCCACAAAATATCAAGGGTTCAGGTCAGGGAGATAGCCGTGCTTGCCGGTTTGAAAAGCGCCTTGCTGTTGTTCTTGCAGATGATATTAACGGTAGCGTTTACCAGATTGCTTTGCCATCTAAGTCTTATTTTGGTCGCAGCGCGGACAACAAGGCTATGCCGTTTGAGCAGTATGCTAAATACATTTCGTCTCAGGGATACAACATCAACCAGATTGTTACCGAGATGCGTATGGACGACAACAGCGACACGGCTAAGCTTGTGTTCCGACCAATTAGCTTTTTGACACAGCAGCAGTGGGAAACTGCACGCCGCCAAGGGCAGTCACTTGAAGCTAAACAGGCAGTCATGATTACTCCTTCCACTATCGACAGCGATAACAAAACGCCTCGTTTGGAATCAAATAGCGCCGTGTCGTCCTCCCCTTCAGCAAAGTCTAAGTCTTCGGTCGAGGCAGAGGATGTTGAAGTTATCTCCGAGCCGACTAAGCGAGCACCCAAAAAGGCCGCCGAACCCGCCCCTAAAAAAGACCTAGCATCTATTATGAGTGACTGGGCTGTTGATGATGACAATTAATAAACATGGACAGTCGAGGGTACAGTTCAAGAATTGTGAAGGCTAACCTAGAGGCGAGCACAGAAAGCCCCGGTGTTGTTCTGGGGCGAATGTGTATATCTAAAGAAATACCTGTTACTGATACCGCTGAATTTTTTGGTGTCAGCCGCATGACTATCTACAAGTGGTTTACCGGAGAATGGATGCCACGTAAGCAGCAGGCGGAAAAGATAGCAGAGGTTTTGAAGAGAGCTGGGTTTAGAGTCTAAGTCAACGGGCGTCTAGTTCGACGGAACGAAAAGAGGGGATACGCCGCGCTCCTCCTGACGCCCTATTTTTTATCGCGGTGCAGAAGGCGGCTATGTCAGCAAAAGAATTATTGTCAGCAGTGCTTTCTCCAGACGGTTTGTATTGCATCGTCGGGCTAAAGAAGGGTGGGGGTGTTAGGCAAAAGTTTTTTGCCTCGCTAGATGAGTGCGAAACCGAGATTGCCTACCTGCTGCAGCACAACCACGATGTGTATTTTGCGTGTTCTAAGTACGAAAAAAGTACGACTCGCACAAGAGATAACGTCAAAACCATAAAGGCTTTTTGGTTAGATATAGATTGTGGGCCAGCCAAGACCTACAAAGATCGTGACGAGGGCGATAAAGCCCTAAAAGAATTTTGCCAAAAACTTAAGCTTCCTGAGCCTACACTTGTTAACTCGGGCAGGGGGCTGCATGCCTACTGGGTGCTCACAGAAGGAATCACAAAAGAAGAATGGCTTCCGGTTGCTAATAGGCTGAAAGCACTATGTGACGAGTTTGGATTAGATGCTGACCACTCCCGCACAGCAGACTGCGCGTCTATTCTTCGAGTGCCGGGCACGCTTAATTTAAAAGATGACCCACCTAACCCTGTTGAAATGGTGTCTATGGGTGGTGATGTAACCTATGCA